GGGGGAAACTTCCAATATTACATGAAAAATGGCATGTTCCACTTGATTATAAATACAAAGCGATTGACGAGGAAACATTTAAGCAGACCTACGAAACGATTTGTAAAGACGATTACGAAACCCGTAAAGCAGAATTTGAAAAACTTAAAAATTGGATGATTCAACACTTTTCTAATAAAGATGTATGGAAAGAAAAACTTTTAGATATTTATAACGGAGAATAACACTTTATACAATGCCAAGAACAAATCTATCATTAGGAAATTTATATAGAGCAACGCAGGGTTCAGCAAGAACCTCACAGGCGGTTTCATTAAATGCTATGAATGGTTCTGCGGGTACAGAAGCTGCATTTACTTCATTCGCAGTTGATTCTATAACTAGAAATTTACCAACATTTACATATATCGTAGAAAGTACAACTGAAACGGCAACATTTTCATTTGGAACACAAGGTTCTTTACATGGAAGTAGAGTTGGTAGTGTTGCAGCAAACTATTCAGTAACATTTGATAACGCAAACTTTTCGGTAGGTACTCCAACATTAGGGGCATCACCATCGTTTCCAATTACACCGGCATCAATAGCAGCTTCAAATTATTCTGAAGCACAATCGGTGTTATCAATGACATATGCAGATGGATATAATTTAAATGCAACTAACTATAATGTGGCATCTACAAAGACTTTATACGCAGTAGATGTTTATAATACAATTAACCAACCTGATTTCTGTTTATTATTTGGTACAAAAGTAACTTTGGCAAACGGAACTGAAATAAATATTGAAGATTTAAATGTAGGTGATTCAATAAAAGCATGGCAACCTGATGGTTTACCTGATGAATCACAATCATTGGATAGTGACCAAACCGATTGGAGATTTTATTTACAAACTAGATTATTGGGTGATAATTTAAATGTAACAGTTAATGATATAACATTTAACTTTGCAGAAGGATATTATTCAATAAATGATGGTTTAATCAACGCAACTGGTACTCACCCATTATATGTTTATGACAATGAAATAAAAAAATATCATTTCAAAAATGTAGAAAACTTATTACCTGGTGATAAATTAATAAATGGTATAGGTGATGAAATTGAAATAACTAATATAGAAATAGTAACTGCGGATGTCGAAATTGTAACAATCAACGTAGAAAATGCCGATGTATTCTTAGCAAATAATTTTGTATCACACAACAAAGGTACAACAACTCAACCGTATATTCCATCTTCAGGATTAAGAATGTATGTTGACCCAGGAAAAGCATCATCGACAGATGGTACAACAACAGCAGACTGGTTAGACTTATCAGGATACAACACAGGTATTAGACCAGCTGGTGTTACAAACGCAGCCGGCATTACAGGTGGTAACCCATCATATAATGCGGGAGCAACTAAAAAAGAAAAATATTGGGCAGGAAATGGTACAAACCAATTCTGGTATAAAGATACGGCATCAAATATAAATGGTGGTTTATCTCAATTCAATACTAATACCGGTACAATTCACATGTGGATTAGACCAACTACAACATTAGGAACATCTACAAGACACATTTTTGACTACGCTGGATTTTATGGTTTAGCAATTGAATCTACCGATAACTCTGCATTAAATAGAGTTAAGTTTTATGGTAGTACATTAGGAAATAGTGCACAATTAACAACATCATTATCATCGAATGTTTGGTATATGATTTCAGTAACTTTCCAATCAAGTGGAACTTGTACAGTTTATGTGGATGGAAGTTCGGTAGGAACGTTTAGTTCATCAGCGTTTACCGCACCATCATCGACAAACTTTTTAACAATTGGTAGTAATAGTGCAAGAACAACTTTTTGGAATGGACAAATAGGTCCTGTATTGTTCTATAATACATTACAGAATTCAACATTAGTAACTCAAACATATAACCACTTCTCTCCTACATATAAATAAAAATTTGTTGTTTTGGTTTAAAAATTTATATTTATATTGAGAATTAATAAATTTAAATTAAAGCATATAAAATGGCAGAAAAAATTGTATCACCAGGTGTTTTTACTAAGGAAAACGACCTTTCATTCTTACAACAAGGTGTAGCTGACATCGGAGCAGCATTCATAGGCCCTTTCAAAGAAGGCCCATTGGTACCAACAATTGTAAATTCACAAGCTGAATTCGAAACATTGTTTGGAGTAGTTGATGACACATACTATACTCCTTTAGCAGTACAATCATATTTAAGAGAAGCAGGAACTGCAACTATTTGTAGAGTAGCAGGTGTAGACGGATATACCGAAACTGCTCCTATACTATTAACAGCAACCTCTGGTGCAGTATCTGCATCGTTGGGTATTTTATTTAATACATCAACTGCAGCAAACGCAGGTTTTGCAGGAACAATAGTTTCAGGTTCATCTGTAAATGGTGATTTTTTACTTTCAGGTTCAAATGCAGGATTATTATCAGCATCTTTGGATTCAGCTGATACAAATGATATTGAAGCAGTATTTGGTACATCTCCACTTGGTTCTAAAAAACCTTATGTATATGGATTCTTTAAGAATACATCTATGGGCTTTAACACAAATACATCAACTACGGCTAGTGTATTAGGAAATCAATTGTTCACATTCGATGCACAAGAAGCATTGACACCAATGATTAAATCACAAACTATTAGTGGTGAAAGATATGACCTTTTCCAAATTCAAACAATCGGAGCAGGTAATAGAGCAAATACAAAAATTAAAATTGGTATTACAAATATTAAAGCAGCTGGTTCTGTAAATGGTACTGATTATGGTACATTTACATTAGTTGTAAGAGACTTTACTGATACAAATAAGAAAAAAGTAGTATTAGAAACATTCTCTAATGTAAATTTAGACCCTAACTCTCCTAACTATATTTCAAGAGTAATTGGTGATAGAAAAAGAGAAATTGATGGTGATGGTAAAATAACTGAAAGTGGTGATTGGGTAAACAATTCTAAATATATTAGAATAGCAAGCTTAAATGCAAATGCACCTGTTCAAGCAGTACCATTTGGTCATTCAGCATATAAATTACCTATATCAGCATCATCTGCGGTAGGAGCTTTAGTTCCGGCAGTAACTTTCGTAAGTTCTTCTACAACTGTATATGGTGGTATTGATTTAGATGGTAATACTGATAACTCAATCTACTTAAAACCAATTCCAACAGGAGCAGGTGTAGGTTCAAATTTAGTATTCGGATTGGATAGTGCAGCAACTAACGGAACGGCTTTAGCAGTTGGTTCAACTTCTGCACAATTCGTTGTAGCATTCCAAGAAGGTTTTGATGGTATGAATCCAGCAACTCCAATCTATAAAGGAGAATTAATAAACGCAGGTAACTCACAAGGTTTTGATTTAACAAATTCAACATCATCTGGTTCAGTAGCATATGGTAAACACATCGCAGCTTTATCAAACGCAGACGAATTTGATATCAACATGGTAGTAACTCCTGGTGTTATCAGAAGATTACATAGTTCAGTAGTAACTTCTGTTTTAGATATGGTTGAACAAAGAAATGATTGTTTCTATATTATGGATTCAACATCTATAAATGATTCAATTACACAAGTAACAACAGAATCTGACGCAGTTGATTCAAATATGGTAGCAACTTACTATCCTTGGGTTAAAACAATCGATGTTAATACAAACAAATTAATCGCAGTACCACCATCAGTATTACTTCCAGGTGTATTCGCAGCAAACGATAGAGTAGCAGCAGAATGGTTCGCACCAGCAGGTTTGAATAGAGGTGGATTGGTAGGAGCAGTTAGTGTATTGAATAGATTAACTCAAACTGAAAAAGATACATTATACGAAGGTAAAGTGAATCCAATCGTTCAGTTCCCAGGACAAGGTATCGTAGTATTCGGACAAAAAACTTTACAAGATAAACCATCTGCATTAGATAGAATCAATGTAAGAAGATTATTATTAACAGTAAGAAAATATATAGCGTCTACTTCAAGATATTTAGTATTTGAACAAAATACTTCTGAAACAAGAAATAGATTCTTAAACATCGTTAACCCTTATTTAGAATCAATCCAACAAAGACAAGGTTTGTACGCATTCCGTGTTGTAATGGATGAGACTAATAACACACCAGATGTAGTTG